GCCTCTTCGGGCAGCAGCGTGGCCCGCGCCGCCGCATCACGCAGTTCGCCGAGCTTGGCGGTGAGGTCCGTCAGGCCCTCGCGCATCTTGCCCTGCGCCTCGGTGTCCAGAACGGTGCCGGCCTTCGCCTTGGTGCTCCTGTCCGCCTGGACTTCCCACTCCTGCATCGTGTTTGTCATCAACTGCTGGGCGGCCGCCGTCGACCGCATCGGGCCTTCGAGCTTGGCGATCTCTTCGCGGACGGAGGCCAGTTGCCCCTTCATCCGGTCGATCTCGGCCGACGGCTGGAAGAGACCGAACCCGCGCTTCGGCTTCGCCTCGGCGGCAGCGATGACCTTCTCGAGTTCCTCGGCGCGCTGACGCAGCACGACCAACCGATCGCCGCCTTCCGCGGTGGCGTCGTTGAATTGCTTCATTGCCTCGAGCGCGGCCATGAGCCCCAGCGTGGCGACCAGTCCGGCCGGTGTGGCCGACGCGATCGAGCGCAGCGCGATGACCAGTTGTGGGGCGATGGCGATGACGCCGGCCGCCGCCGTGGCGATGGCCGCGACCGCGATGCTGAACGCCAGCAGTTGCGCCGCCCCCTGCTTCACCGGCTCCGGGAGTTCGTTGAACGACTTGATCAGATCCGTGAGCGTCGAGACCGGGCCCTGAATGGACTTGACCAGACGCTCGCCGAGTTCGATCGACACGCGCTCCAGCGCCGAGCGCATCTCCGAGAGCGTTCCCGTCGACCGCGAGATCTGCACCTGGAACTGGTCCCACGCGGAGTTGGTGCCGGTCAGGGCGCGCTGCATGTCGTCCATGCCCTGCTTGCCGGCCTTCGCCAGGATCATGTACGCGGTGGCCGTCCGGTCGCCGAACACCTTCGCGGCCGTGCCGGCGTCGACCTGCTTCTTCGCCAGCAAGTCCACGATCTCGGCGAAGGACTTGGTCGCCGGGTTGACGTCCCGCAGCTTGATCCCGTACGCGCCCAGGGCCTCGCGCGCTTCGTTCGTCGGCGACGCCAGTTGCAGGAACATCTGGCGCAGCGAGGTGCCGGCCGTCGACGCATCCATGCCGGTGTTCAGCAGAATGGCCAGGGCCCCAGAGACCGTTTCGAGGCTCTCGCCCATCTCCGCCGCCGTCGGGCCGACGATCCGCAGACCTTCGGTGAACAGCGTCACGGAGCCGAGCGCGTTCTGGTTCGCGGCGGCCAGGACGTTCGCCACGCGAGCCGCCTCGTTCGTCCTGAGCCCGAACTGCTGCATGACCGCGATCACGCCCTCGGACGTGCGCCCAAAGTCTTGCTGCGCCGCCGCGGCGAGCACGATGGAGGGTCGCAGGACGTCGAGCGCCTGCTGGCCCTTGTAGCCGGCCTGCGCGATGGCGTAGAGCGCGTCGGCCGTCCCCTGCGCGGTCACACCGCCACGGCCCAACTCGGTCGCCAGATCCTTCGCCGCCTTGGCGAAGGCGTCCATGTCGGCCTTGCCGCCGCCCGCCGCGCCGACGGCCCGCGCGATCGACGTCTCGAACTTCTCGAAGTCGGAGACGGCCTGGCGCGCGACCAGCGTCAGCGTCGCGCCCACCGTGGCCGCCGTCAGCCCGAGCGTCTTCAGGGACGCCTCGGTGCGCCCGACCGCGTTGGGCAGGTTCTGGCCGAGTTCCTTTTCGAGCGCCTTGCTCGCCCGCGCGATCTCGGCCGCCGACGCCGTGCCCGAGTTCTTGATCGTGTTGAACGCGCCGACCGCCGCGTCGCGCGTCTTGGCCAGCTCTCGATCGGTCTGGACGCCGAGGTGCTTGTACGCCTCGGCGATCTTGTCCGCGCTGGCCGCATGCGCCGCGGCGACCATCTGCGCGTGCTGCTGGTTCGCCGTCGTCCAGGTCTGCGAGACCGCGTTGATGCGGCGGATGCTGTCTTCGTAGGCCGAGACCATCTTGGCCCCGGCCTTGGCGAGCGACGTCGGCAGACGCTCCGCGATCTTCTGGAACTCGCGATCGTCCAGGCCGACTTCGAAGACCTGGTCCATCAGGTCCCCAGGCGCATCGCGCGCAGGCGAGCGCGGATCCGCTGCTCAGCGCGCGTCAGACATTCGCGGATGAATCCCGAGGGCGCCTGGCGGCTGGACCCCGCCTCCAGGCTGAGCAGGTAGTTCACGTTGCTGCCCACGACGGCGATCGTCGGCCGCTTGGGCACCGCACCGGCGCCGCTCAGCGTGCCGTCGTACGCCACGCCATGGTTGTCCTGGTACGTGTAGGTCCCGGGCTGGCCGAATAGCACCGTGTGCCACGAGGCGCGGGCGCGCCCCGTGTCCACGGGCGTGTGCTCTTTCAGGTCCGCTTCGAGAAGGAACGCCTCTTCCTCGGCGAGTTGGGCCATGTCGTCACGCGAGCGTCGCGCGAAGACCTGCAGGGCCCGGTTGAACGTCGACAGATTCCACCGGATCTCCCCACGGAGATCGCCCGGCCCGTGATAGGCGTCCGCCATCAGGCAAGCGTCTTCGACGCGCGATGCATCGCGTCCTGCCGGGCCTGCTCGAGTTCTCGGTCCTTTTTCACAAAGCCCTCGATCTCGACGTCACGGCGTTCCATGAGCTCCCACATCAACCGGTCCTCTGCGGAGAGCGCGCGCCACGCCGAGTACGACGTCAGCCGCGCGTACTCCTTGCAGAGGTAGAGCTCGTAGTGAAGTCGCGTCAGGCCCCAGCGGGGGTGGCGTCCGAACCCGAACGCCGCCCGGAGAAATTTCGCCGCCGCTCCTCCTGCAGCGTGGTCAGCTCATCGATCTGGTCCGCCAGCTGGACGAACTGCGGCATGCTCATGCCCAGCTTGCGGAGCGCTTCGATGCGACGGTCGCGGCCGACGATCTCCTGGCCGCCCTCGTCCTTGATCCGGCCGGCGTACCCCGCGTCGACGCGGGCGTGGATCTGGCGGATCAGAAACGCCTTCTGCTTCGCCACGTAGTCTTCGTTCGTGACGTCGAAATACTTGGCCAGCACCGTGCCGCCGGCGGGGATCTTCAGCTTGCGCGCGGTGTCCGGATCGCAGTCTTCCGCGCGGACGTACTTCACGACGCCCGGCGGCTGCGGCTCGGTCTTGTTGACCTCTTCGAGCACCTCGGTCACGCCCGCCGAGCGGATCGGCAGCGTGAGGATGACTTCCTCGCCGCCGTGCGTGGTCTTGATGACCGCGAGACCGTCCGCCTCGAAGATCCGGTGGCCCACCTGAATCTCGTCCAGGTGGATGACCTTGGCCTTGCTCTCGTCGCTCATGTCGTCCTCCTGCGCCTTACGAGGGCGCGTGGGTGGTGGTGACCGCCGAGGCCCTGCGCGCCCCGGCGTCCCTGGGACTGCACGTCATCGGCGCCGTAACGGTCCGACGCCCGGCGCGCCGAACCTCCGCAGGACCGACGCCGCACCCGGTTACGAGTCTCGTGCGCATCCTCAGCTCGCGGCGCCCGTCCTGAACGCGGTGATCTCGCCGATGCGGCCATACGCGTTGCCGGCCAGCGTGATCATCACGCCCTCGTCCTGCTCGTCGTAGTTCTGCTCGTTGGGCTCGAAACAGACCTCGCACCACTCGTGGCCCATGTGCTGGACGCCGCCCACGTCCGGGTCCGTCCACAGGAGCTGAAGGTCGACCGCCCGCTTGCGCTGGCCGGCGAACGGCGGCGTGGTCACCAGCCGCGGGTTGCGGCCTCCGGACAGCCGCTGCGTGGTCGCCTTGGTGGTCACCCACGGGTTGCCGCCGACGGTCCACGTCGCGTCGAACGCGAGGTTGAGCATCGCCTTGAACTTCTGGTAGTTGGGGTCGACGTTGTGCAGCCGGATCGACCACGACACCGGCTGCGGCGCGAACACCGTCTCGTCGGTCAGCTCGATGTAGTGGTGCTTCGCGCCGGGGAAGTTCTCCCCGCGACCGCGGCTCGAGATGTACCGCTGCTCCGGCCGTGCCGCGCCCAGCACGCCCTTGAAGCCCGCCTCGACGAACGGCAGTTCGATGTAGAACGGCGTCACCGGCGTGCCGTCGTAGACCCGGAGGACTCCGTCGTGGACCGTGAACGAACGCTCGTTGGGCATCAGCTTTCCTCCTTTACGACTCTCGTAGAGTCATCGGGCAAGATCAGGGCGCCCATCGTTCGATCCATCGGCAGTCGACGGAGTACGCCCACTGGCTGAGATCCTCCACCGGCAACCCGGTGGACTTGTCGATGCTGGTCACAGGGTCATCGAGGTTCACGCGTCGAATCGGCATCTGGCCGAGCGCGGTGTTTCCGCTGGGATCGGCGACCAGGTCGTAGATCACGATGCCGCCCCACTCGCGGAACGCCGCCGACACCAGGTCGCGCATCTGGTCGATCCGGTGCGCGATCACCTGACGGGACGGCTTGACGTAGAGGTTCAGGTGCGGCCGGTACAGCACTTCCTGGAGCCGGACGCTGGCCGATTTCGTGCGCCCCATCGTGAGGAACTGTGGCCCCAGCAGATGCACCCGGATCCACTCCGCGTGGTCGTTCTCGTTGAACGACGGGTCGCCGTAGTCGATCGCGTCGCGCGGCAGCCCCGGTGCGACGTACGCGGCCACGTGCATGTCGACGCTGCGCTTGATGTTCTCGCGCATCGCGGACCCGTGGAGCACGACCGGCGTCGTCACGTCCGCCTCCGTGCCGTGAACCGGTACAGCGTCGCGCTGATCTGCTGCCAGTCGATCACGCGATACTCGACGCCGCCGACCACGATGCGGTCCGACGTCGACGGCCGCCCGGTCGGGGTCAGGGACAGCCCATCGGCCAGATCGCTGACCGGGAACTCGAAGGTCACGTCACCGATCTGGAGCGGCGCCCCCGCACCATCGACCCGCTCATGGTTGCTCACCGTCCCCTGGAACACCTGCGGGACCGAGACGGACACCAGGTCTTCGACGCGCGTCCCGCTCTTGGGGTCCAGCTTCGAACTGCGGAAGACCTTGTAGACGCCCGGCCGTCCGACCGTGGCGCCCGCCGTCGCGCGATGGAGCGACCCGAACATCCCGGTCAGGCTCATCACCCGCCCCCGAACACGATCACGCGCTCGGCGTGGGTGTAGGCCCGGAGCGTCTTGTCGATCTCCGGGACACCGCTCTCGCCCCCGGAGACAGCCAGATCGCTCAGCGTCGCCTCCAGGTGCCCCGTCGTGAAGCTCGTGAGGTACCGGCGCAGCTTGGCCGCGTTGACCTCGTCGTCGACGCCGATCCTGGCCAGCTCGAGCGCCACCAGTCGGAGCCCCGCCCGCACCACTTCGCGCGGCGCGACTTCTGCGGTGCCGATCTGGTTCGTGAACCCGAAGGTCCCGTCGATGACGACGTTCTGCTGCCCCAGCGTCCAGATCGCCCCGGAGACCGGGTCATCCGGCCACGCCGTCAGGGTCGTCTTGCGCACGAGCCGCGGGTACCGCCGATCATCACGCCCGGGCGGCCGGCTCTTGTAGGCGACGAAGTCCGTCCCCTCAACGAGGGTCACGCCGTCGGCGATGACGCTGGTCAGCGACAGGATCGGCTGTGGCAGCCCCAGGACCCCGTCGCCGGTGCCGTCGAGCGCGAACACGGCCTCGTGAGCCTGGAACCGGAATCGGGTCACGCGCTCGATGTACTCCTCGGCCAGAAGGGCCAGGTCCAGGGCCCGCCCGTCGTCCGGCAGCGCTTCGCCGCGCAGATCCTCGGCCGTGATCAGATAGCCGCTCACTGACGCCCCCGCGTGCAGCCCAACAGGCCGCCGACGCTGAAGACGACGAGCAGGACGAACAGGACCACGGCGCCGACGTTCGCGAGCATCTCAGCCGTCACACGCGCCCCCTGGCGACCAGCGACCACGTGACTGCGCGCGCCGTCGGCGAGCCCCCCTCGGACACCAGTTGGCTCTTCGTGCGCAGCTCGTCCGAGTGCCACCCGCCGCGCGAGGCGTACGGCGGATTCCCGGCGCCATCCTGCACCGCGGCCGGCGTCGGGAGCGCGGGCGCGGCCGAGCGGTGCTCCGCCACGTGGCGGACCGCGCTGGGCGCGTCCGAGAACTCCGACATCGCCGCCGTGGCGAACGACAGGAGATCGTCCCAGGCGCCGCTCGGCGTCTTGCGCTGAATCCAGACGCGCAGGATCACGGACGGCGTCGTGCCCCCCGTGAAGTCGACCGCGGTCACCTGGAGTTCGAACACGAGTTCATTCAGGCCGCCGAACCCGGTCTTTTCTTCCGTCGTGGCGACGGTCAACGCCGTCGTCTCGCCGGATGCCCGCATGATGATGTCGCCGGTCCAGCCGTTGCGGATCGTGGCGCCGTCCTTGGTCGTGATCACGGCTCAGTCCTCCGGCTTCAACGGCATCCAGAAGTCGTAGGGCAGCTCGAGCCAGGGGCGCCCATCGGCCCCGGGCCAGATCGTGCCGCGCACGTCGTGGCCGACCTTGAGGCCCGCGTCCACGTACACCCCCAGGCCGGCCCGGTGCACGCGGTAGGTGAAGTCCACGTCCTCGGCCCCGTGATCCGGGTCGAGTTGCCCGACGCGGAACCACGGGTCCCCGACGGCCTCCCACGCCTCACGGCGCACGAGCAGGAAGCCCGCGCCCACCGCTTCCACCGGGATCAGCCAGTCCTTGCTGTCCTCGGGGAGCCCCCGCGGGACGTCGAGCAGCCGCTGCCGGCGCACGACGGACGTCCAGGCGTTGTAGTGGAACGGCGCCGCGCGCTGATGAATCCGCGCCGAGACGACGGGGACGTGCCAGTCGAGCAGCCGCCGGACCGCCGTCCGCACGTCACGCTCGCTCACGCGCTGGTCGGTATCGCAGAACAGCACCCACGCGCACGCGGGATCGCGTTCGACCGCGTCGCGGATCGCCTGGTTCCGCTGATGCGCCAGATCGTTGCCGGGGATCGTGATCGGGTCGCGCGGCGTGTCGTCCGGCAGGTCCGCCAACGACACCAGCCGCAGGAACCCCGGCCCGAAGGTGTCGCGGTAGACGGTGCAGAGCGCGCCGCGGTCCATCCCGTGGCCCATCACGCCGCCCCCTGCAACGCGGGCACGCTCACTTCGTCTTCGCGAGCCTCGGATCGAGTTGCTTGTCCTGGTACGGGCGCGGCTTGCGCGCGTCCTTCTCGTTCGTCTTCGCCACGGGCCCTCACCTCCTCGGCATCGTCGAATCCGCTCAGGCTCGAGCGCGCGCCGTCCGGCCACTCGATGCACGGCCGGCCGTCGTCGGCGAGCACCACGTAGCCCTCGAACTGGTGCGGCACGCGGACCCCGCACGCGAGCGCGGGCGGGTACCCGACCTCGGCCGCCCGGAGCGAGAAGTAGATGTCCTCCTGCAACAGTTCCGGGTTGATCTGGCCCACCTGGAACCAGCGCTCGGACGCCACCGCCTCCAGCACGCCGCGACGGATCAGGAGGCAGCCCGTCCCGACGGCGGCGACCTCCAGGACCCCGTCGCGCGGGATCTCATGTCGGCGCACGCGCCGGAACGCTTCGCCGTCGTCGAACCACGCGCACACCCGCCACGGCTCCCGCCGGGCCAGCACGACGGCCGACACCAGCGGCGCGCCGGTGTCGAGCAGGCGCAGCACGGTATCGAACGCCGGCGCCTGGTCCGCATCGACGAGACAGAGCCACTGGAGATCCGGAGACGACAGCACCGACTGCACCGCACGGTTGCGGTTGAACGCCAGCTCGTTGCCCTCGATCGTCTGATCGCGGCGCGAGCCGGCGGGCAGCATGGCGTTCGCGACGAAGTGAGAGGTACGAGCTCCCACCTTGCCGCGGTTCACCACACAGACTGCACCGGGAGCGTGCATGTGTCCGATCAGACCCGGCGCTTCTCGCCGCCGAGCAGGATGCCGGTCGTGCCGCCGGTGGTCGCACCGGCCAGCGTCTGGGTCGCGCGCACCCACCGCTTGGTGCGCTCGAAGTTGATGACCTGCGGCGTGTTCGCGGTCGGCGAGTCGAACCCCGTCGGCGGCGTGAGCGACAGTACCGCGGCGTAGGGATCCGCGGCTCGCGACGCGTCGCCGGTGTTGTCGTTGTGCGATTCCTGGATGGCGTACGTGAACGTTCCGTCGGTCACCGAGCCGACGTCCAGGATGGCGAAGGGCTGCCCGATGCAGTCCTGCAGGTCGACGCCGACGCCGGTGACGGTCGTGTTCGCCGTCCGCGCGGCCGGCGCGAGCGACATCTTCAGCACCGTGTTCCGCAGGAAGTCGAAGATCGAGGTGGTCATCGCGTTCTCCTTCTCGTGTCCGTCTTCACCACTGCCAGCCGGGGCCCCGAGGCCCCGGCGTTGTCTCGTACGAGTGTCGTAACCGTCACGCTCACGCCTGGACCAACGTGTCGCAGAAGACCAGCGACTGCGGGTGCGTGATGACCATGTCGTCATACGACACCGCACGGATCCAGGTCTCGTTGAGTTCGAACGCGCGCTCGGTGGACACCGCGATCTCCAGCGCCCCGAGCCGACCGATGACCACGCGGTTGAAGTTGCCGGTCAGGACGTAGGTCAGGTTGGTCGAGTTGCCCTTGCGCCGGGTGCGCACGATCTGGGGCGACGTGAGCACCGGCTTGCCCAGCAGATCCTTCTGCACGGCCTGCCCCATCTGGCCGCGGGTGAAGGGGAACATGAACGGCCCCTTGGCGTCACCGGTCTGCCCGGCGTCCGCGCGACGGTTCGACAGCGCCCAGAACATGCCGCCGCGCATCAGGAACGCCGTCGCGCCGTTGATGTCCGGTGCGTCCTCGACCAGACCCAGCATCGTGCCCGGGTCCTCGGGTTCGAACGTGTTGCCATCGTTGCCGGTCGTCTTGGCCACGTGCAGCGTGACCTTGTCCGCGGTCGGCGTCTCGGCCACCGACATCGGCTGCCGGATGATGCCGAGGATCGAGTCCGTGCCGCCCTCACCCTCGAGCCGGTCCAGGTCGCACGCCAGCTCGGAGTCCATCGCCAGCGCCCGGCGCACGAGCGACTCGGCCGCCGGCATCGACCAGCGGAGCAGCGGGTTCGGGATCTTGACCAGCCCCGCCATCTCCTTCGGGGTCATCTTCAGTGAGCCGGTCGTCGGCTGGCTCGCGGTGATGGCGGTCTGCGAGCCCGGCTTGCGCCGCGAGAACGTGGTGCGGCCGGTCTCCGACGGCCAGTAGATGCCGCCCGGCGGGATCGAGATCTGCTGCGCGCCGGCCTGCCCCACGACCGTCGCCGGCCGCAGGAAGTCGATCAGTTCGCCGCGCATCGGGAACGGCAGCAGCGAGCCGCCGTTGATGTCGTCGAACGGGTCCATCGCCTTGCCGTGCCACGCCATGCCCTTCGCCATGAAGGGCTGCGCCATGGCCCGCATCTCGTACGGGTCCACGTCCGGCATCTGGTAGGCGTGCTGCAGGAGCTTGATCAGCTTGCTCGCCCGCTCCGAGATGTCGGGCAGGTACTCGGGGCTGACCGACAGCGGCACGAGGATGCCGCCGTACTCCTGGCGGAAGCCGAGGTTGATCAGCTCCTCGCTGACGTGGTGCTCGAGCGGCGCCTCCTTGCGGAACGCGTCGACGGTGTGCCGGCTCAGGATCGCCTTGGCGACCGAGTACGGCTGGTCCCCCAGGTTCTCCGGCCGCACGTACGCGGGCGCGTCGCCGCGCTCGTACAGCCCGCCGCCGAAGAACCCGCGCGGCGCGTAGCTGACCGTCGGCTTCTTCGACGCCTCGGCCAGCGCCTTCTCGGCGATCTCGCGGGCACCCTTGACTCCGTCTTCGAGCGGCTTCAGCGCTCCGGCGACGATGCCCTGGATGGCTTCGAGCGTGACGGCCGCCGGCTCGTCGGGCGCCCCGCCCGCGATGGTCGGCCGACCCGACA